ATTTATTTCCTCCCGTACAACGCAATTTCATATTAACTTCATGATAGCATAATGAAGACAAAAAGAAAAGCCCCGGCTATTGAGCCAGGGCTGAATTTAATTATAGTTCTCTAATTTTCTTTTGAATACTATTAACGATACTATTAATACTATTATTTAATACAGTGATATAGATACGGTTACGGATCTTAACCCAGTAAGAGTTCGAGGTTTTAATTTCGTCTTCCAAAGGCTTAATAATACTAGCTATTTCTGCTTCGACCAAAGATTGGATATCGTCAAATTTAAGACTTTTTAATACGTTTACAGCATTTACTTTAGCGAGTTCGACAGCATCGTTAACAATCTTTTTACTTAAATCATTCATTATTTAAATCTCCTTCATAAACATAGCTAAAGCTTCTTGTTTTTCAGCATCCATACGATCGTAAACACCTTGTCTTACATCGTAGCTTAATCGTGGACTAATCCATTCATCGCTTTTATTAGACTCATAGATACCGACGATTAAGTCATAATCGAAACGTAAAGCATCTACCCAGGATAAGTTCCATTCAGAAGTATAACCAGGTACGTAAGCCAGAGCCTCGTTAAATAAGTCGACGACGTTACCCGGGCCATACTGTACGGCTCTTGACCAGATTACGTTTTGTAACGCCTCGGAATGATTATCGGCATGAAAACCTTCATTAGCTAAATATCGACATGCTTTATCGTAGTATTCGGACTTGATATAATCGTGCTGCATTTGTAAGAAGCCTTGAGAATCGGCTTCTGCCAAAGACTTCCATTGATTAATAAAAGCATCGCTATTCACGTCGTACTGATTAAGGCTATTCGCATAATCAGCATAAAAGCCGCCTTGATTGATGCCCCATTCTAGGAATGCATCGACACTACCCGCTGCGCTGGCTAACTGATACGCACCATAACTAATACCGCCTAAATCGCCATAACCCGAGGATACACATCCAGGGTTACCGTTAGATTCGTAAGATGCACTTAAATCGCCTAATGCCATTTGTCTTCTCCTTTACGTATAACTGCGGCTCCACCGATGAAGCCGACTAGACCACTTGCTATATTCGTCGATAATTCCGTTCTATCATATAGTATCGACATAATTAGCGCTACTACGAGACCGCCGACAGCCAGAATTTGGACGATAGCTTGAAGTTTATCGTTATTAATCATGTAAACCTCGTATTATAAAAGGAGCCCCGTTAAGAGCTCCTTTATTTAAACTATTTAATTTTGTCTCGAAGGGCTTCGAGTTTATCGGATAAGCTATCGATTCTAGAATGACTCAATTTAGCAGATTCCTCTACTATCGAGATTCTGCGATCAAGAGCACGTCTATCCTCTCTCGAAGCCTCGATCTGTTTTTGCAATTCTTGATATTGAATGTTGATATTCTCGAGAATCGCTAACGTCTTCTTTTCGAAGGCCTTACGATCAGCTTGATTCTCTTCGATGCTGTGGATGGCTTTAAGGAAGCCACCGACTAATGTTATGATCCCGATAACGGACATAATAATTTCTGATGTTGTCATATGGTCTCCTTACCTTTCTTCATAGACTTCATAGTCTTCTTTATGAGCTAACACATCTTGAATCTCTGTCCATACTTTACTTAATGGAGTTTTATTTAAATAATCAATCGTAGGTTGATTAGCTGTTATAAAGAGTTGGTTATCTGTTTCAGTAGTACTAAACATGTCATTTGTTATATATTGATTTGTACCAGATTTTTTAAGTCTATAAATCTTACATTTATTTTTATCAGATTCATCAAGGAATACAGCGATAACACGATTATCGTTATTAATGCCTTTTTGGAAAATAGCTAAACTGTATCCATAACCAACATCGAATGTAAAATTATCATCATTTGGTATCTCTTCAAGTTCAACAAAGGCCATATTATTAGTATCGTTATTTAATCTAATAAAAGCCTTAATAGGTGAATTAGCTTTAATAGCATCACCTAATTGCTTAGCTAAATACATGCTTCTGAATGGGCTATCGCCATAACGAATATTTTTATGGCTTACTCCGTTAAAGCTATGGTTTTCGGAGAATAAACTATCCATGTATCTATTATTAGCATATTTTCCACGAACACCGGTGAATCGGCCTAACATATCTAAACCATTTAAATACATAGGTTTAGGTTCTGGAGTACCGTTAGCTGCTAATACTTGTCTTCTAAAAATTTTAACGCTAGAAGAAAATTGTAATTGTTGTTGTGCTCGACTAGAGAAGGTTAAATACAGTTCAAATGGTTTATCGGCGACTCTACTAATATCTATATCAGAACCATTTACTCTAGTGATTTTGTAGATATACACTTCAATATTTTTATGCTTCTGACCATTACTATCAATAACGAAGTTTACACTAACAAATATGATCATTAACTTATCGTTTTTAAATAAGTGGATATAGTTTCCTGGAGACAAGTTGCCATACAATTGTTCCTTGTTCTCATAAAATGGAACATTACTGTTAATATTTGCATAAGATACTGGGCTTAAGGAAATAGTCTCGACTGTCTTGTCGGAGTAATAAATAAAGCCTGTTTTAGACACTGCTTTAAAATTCATCGCTTGAATCATAATAGATGAATCTATTAGCAACAGCGGATTTGGTCCATATGAGCCTAACGTAATTGTTTTAGTTTCTAATGACGGAGCTAAAAAGTCGCTTAGACTCTTTGCTGTGCTACCAGAAATACCATTAGATTTTAGATAAAGAGTATTAAAATCAGCTAGAGGTTGATTTCTGTAGCCCTTTAGCCAGTTATAAGCATTAACGTCTCTAAATACAACATCTTTGTTGTCTTGAAACCTTAATTTAAGATTATCGTTATGGCCGTCAAATACTGTATTAGCGCCAGCAATTGTTGAAAAACTACGATAAGCTGTTTCTCGAGGGAAGTAGGTTCCGTTAGTGATACCGAATTCGGGATTATAATAACTATTAAAACTATTGCCAATACTATTACTTCTAGTAACGCCACCACCGATCTCGACCATCTGATACTTTTCAGCATTAGCGGCAGTTTTATCGCTAGTCCTAACGTATAAAGCTTCGTTGCCGTTATCGTATCGGAACTTATTAACGATATACCAGTCTGGTTCTCTGGTCGTAATTTGCTTAATTTCGTCGGCGAATTTACTTAATTTACCTTCCGAGGTAACACCTTTAGCTGTAATAGCATCTTTAATAGCTTGTTTTTTAGTTTGAATACTATTTACTTCGTTAATTAAATCTTGTATTGCCATAGTATTCTCCTTAGTTATTAACGTTTCTTAATGCTGTTAATAAAGAATTCATGTCGTTATTATATTGAGTAGTTGTTACATAATTGCTTAATGCATTCTTAGAAGCGTACAGCTGATCGGCTTTAAATTGATTAAGTACTTCACGACCATTAAGATAGGCTACGGAAGGATATATAGTAAGAATAGGTTGGTTAGATTTATTCTTAATAACGAGGTTTGTCGGGTTAGATTCAAAGATATGATTAGCTAAGGTAAGCCCGGCAGCCTTATTAATATTAATCGTACCGGTTACGTTATTATCGCCAGCTTTAGATACATAAGCATCGTTAGCTTGGGTAAGCGTTAAAGAATTGCCGATATCGGTTTTCTTAGCATACGTATTAGCTGCATCTGTTTTAGATAAATACGTACTAGAAGCATTAGCTGTCGTTAGATAATTATTTAAGTTAGCGGTAGTCGCATAACTATTTAAATCTGTTTTTTTGGCGTAAGTATTAGCAGCATCAGATTTACTTAGATACGTAGTATTAGCATTTGCTGTCGTTACATAGTTATTTAAATCTGTTTTAGTAGCATACGAATTAAGTGCTGTTCGTAATGCATAGTCGCCTACGGGAGCATATAACGTATTAGCTTTATCTTGTGTCAATAAAGACTTATCGTTGTGTGTAATCGTATTAGCATCGAAAGCAAATACGTTATTATTATCGTTATTTTTAAATAAAATACGATTATTTTCAGATACAACGTTGTAACCATTTAATTTAATCGGCGTATTATTAGTAAATGTATATTGGCCTGTTAATGTCGAATTTTCGGTTTTTTTAACGAAAGGAGTTAAATCGATATTTTCAGCCGTGCCTGGAGGTCCTTGAATACCTTGTGGACCACGAGGACCCGGATCGCCTTTGTCACCTTTAGGACCTTTAAGATTGCCTAATCTAATTCTTGCCATTATTTAAATCTCCTTCCAGAAGCCTACGATATCCAAAATGTAACGTTTATTGTTACCGGCAACACCCCAGCCTTTAATATTCCGTGTATTAGGTTCAACATAGACACTATTGTTACTAGCATCGACAGAAGTTTCTAATAAACGAGTCGGAACAGGAGCGTCATTAGGTAGAGTACATAAAATTCCACCGTTACCAGATCCAGCCCCGGTTACTTTCATATCGAGATGTAGCTTACCGAAGCCACTTAATGCACTATATTCGAGATAACCACGAATAGGACCAGGAGCACCAGGTTGAGCTATTCCCCATACGACATCGTATGTCTTAGTAGCAGATGTAGTGGTCGGAGTAGCTGGTGAAGTTCCGTAGTTAATGTCGACAAATAAATCGCCATTTTCTTCGAGAGTGAAAGCAAAGTTAGGAGATAGACCTTGATCGCCGCGTTCACCCTTCTCGCCCTTCTGACCTTGAATACCTTGAGCACCTTGAATACCTTGAGGGCCTCTTAATGCTTCCAGCTGCGTTTGAGTAAAATCGCTATAAGTAAATGCTCGACCAATAGGACCTTGTGGACCAGTCGGACCAGTTAAGCCTTGTTCACCACGAGGACCTTGAGGACCGGTTAAACCAGTATCACCTTTAGGGCCTTTTAAAGTGTTTAATTGAGCAGCTGTGAAATCGGTATATTTGAAAGCATCGCCTTTATCGCCCTTCGGACCGACAGGACCTTGGATACCTCGAGCACCACTTAGGTCGATAAAGAATTTGAGGCCGGTCGCCTCTTTTAAATAAACTTTAGCATTATCTTCGTCGTTAACTGTGCTACTAATTATAACTAATTTATTTAACGGAATATTATTTAAATCGTTATTCATAGCGCTTAAAGAAGGATACGTTTTAAAGATATCGAAACCTTCACCACGATCACCCTTCTCACCACGATCACCTTTCGGTCCGGTTAGGCCTTTTAATTGTTCTGGAGTAAAATCGGCATATGTGAAAGCACGACCGATAGGACCGGCTTCGCCTTTATCGCCCTTTTGGCCTTCTGGACCAGTTAAACCTGGAATACCTTGAGGACCGGCTGGACCACGTTCACCTTGAGGACCACGTTGACCTTCTGGACCTTGTAAGCCGCGAGGACCTTCTGGACCGGCTTCGCCCTTATCACCTTTAGGGCCTTTAAGAGCATTAATCTGTTCTTCGGTTAAATCGGTAAATTTAAGTGGATCACCCTTCGGGCCTTGTTCACCACGAGGACCAGTTTCACCTTTCGGGCCAACTTCACCACGAATACCTTGTTCGCCTTGAATACCTTGTGGACCACGGATATTTAATACCTCGATAAGTACGCCATTATCCTTCATGAAGATATGACCGTCTGTAATAGCGACAAACTCATCTTCGAGGATATTATCGGCATCGGCATTCATTTTTTCGATCGTAGAATAGGTATGACTTAATGTGAAAGATTTACCGTCTTTACCTTGAATACCACGAGGTCCTTGTTCACCACGAGGGCCTTGTACACCTTGAATACCTTGTTCGCCCTTCGGGCCTTGTGGACCGACGTCTCCTTTCGGACCAATATCGCCTTTATCACCTTTAATACCTTGTAAGCCTTGTGGACCTTGTGGACCAGTATAACCGGTCTCACCACGAGGTCCTTTAATTTTGGCTAATTCTTCTTGTGTTAAATCAGATAATTTAAAGGTATCACCTTTATCGCCTTTAGCACCTTTAAGAGATGCTAACCATTCATCGACGGTGCCAGTAAAGCCTTCTTGTTTAGCTATTTCGTATGCCGATAAGCCACGAATCTCTTTAAGGGCTTCTTTAGATAATACGATATTCTTATCGTGGCCACGATTTAATTTGATCATTGACTGCACCCAGCTTTCATAGTGATATCACCGTAACAAACGACTTCATCTTTCTCGTTATGATCGAGACGAATGTCGTAGTAGAATGTTTCCTCCATGATGTTATCGTAGGAGAAAATAACGCCAGTTGTATCTTCACTGTTAAATAAAAGATCGACACAGTTTGTATCGTTATTAAATACTGGAGTTAAGGTAAGTACGACGCCGCCTTGAGGACTATTGCGACGTACCTTACAAGTCAACGTTCCTTCTTGATAGCGGATAATCTCCTTAGTACTATCATCTTCGACTTGAATATTAAACACATGATCGTGTCCTTGATACACATCGAGATGTAGATAAGGGATGCCGCCGAATCTAATATTATTCATTATTTAACTCCTATAAGTGTTCTAAATCAGCTATACGTTTCTTAAGAGCCTCAATATCTTTATCGTATTGTGCTTTAGAAACGTAATTAGCTAAATCTGCATTCTTAGCGAAATTCTGAGCTTGAATATTATTAACGTATCGAGTCGATGCATCGCCAGGTGTTAATGCATACTGAGCAATCTCTGATTTTTTAATAAAACTACCTAAATCGCCTTTATAGGCAAACGTTTGAGACGCCCAGCCCTTTTGTGCATAATGGTTATTGGCATCATTTCTAGATAAATAATTATTTAACTCTGTTTTTAAGGCATATTTAGGATCACCTATCATAGTAAGATAGTTTCTTAAATCTACCTTCTTTAAATAAAGATTATCGGCATCCTTTTTAGTCGTATAAGCACTAAGGTCGACGTTTCCGCCAGTACCGCTGCCACCAGTACCGGGAGGACCTTGTGGACCAGCCGGACCTGGGTCACCTTTAGGTCCTTTTAAAGCATTTAACTGTTCAGCTGTAAAGTCACTAAATTTAAATGGATCACCTTTGTCACCTTTAGGACCGGCTTCGCCACGCGGACCTTGTTCGCCTCTAGTGCCAGGAGCACCGGTCGGACCTTGCGGACCCTGTAAACCACGTTCTCCTTGAGGACCTACTGGACCGATCGGGCCTCTTTCACCTTTAGGTCCAGGAATACCTTGAGGACCAGTTAAGCCAGTATCACCTTTTAATCCTTGTGGACCCATAGGGCCGACCGTACCAGGAAGACCGTCTTCACCTTTAAAACCACGCGGACCACGTAACGCTTCTAATTGCTCTGGCGTAAACATGTCATAAGTAAATGGCTTCCCGTCTTCACCACGAGGGCCCATAGGACCTGGAGGACCAGCTACAGCTGTACCTTTAGTGGTTACTTTAAGAGAATCGAGCTGTTCTTTAGTAAAATCGTTAAATGTAAACGGATCGCCTTTGGGACCTGGATCTCCTTTAGGTCCACGTGGACCAGGCTCCCCTTGAGGGCCAGGATCACCTTTAGCACCAGCTGGACCTTGCGGGCCCGCTATATAACCAGCACCGATTACGTTAGAAGGCTGAATCGTAACATCCAACACCTTCGGTGTGCTAGGTTCGATCGTAATAACTTCTAGTTTATCCATATGAGTCTCCTAGTGCATACTAACGTCGGGAACGAACGTAATAGAACCCATCATAATCTTATAGGTGTAAGTCTTACCTAGAAGGAAGATATCGTAGCGGCCTTGCTTGACTCCTCTAGGTATCTTAAGGCTAAGGGCAGATTTAACGGTTAAATAAATGCGATTATCTTGTACAGTACATTCGGCCTCGATCAGTAGGTTATCGCTCGTATCACGGAATTTACATACGGCTGTCGCATCGGTTAAGTCGAAGCCTCCTTTAATTTCGTATACTCGAGACCAGTCGGAGCCAATATATAATGTCTCATCTTTACGCTTTACTTGTTCCATTATCTAACCTCGTTTAACAGCGATACAGATATAGTTAGCAGTACCAGGTAAAAATACTTCTGCACCATTATTCTTAGTAGAGTCATTGTAAGTTTTACTGATGCCGTCTTGACCTTTCAAACGAGTACCGACATGGACTTTACGTCCTTCACGCCAGCATTCAAAGTTAATCATGTTAGAGGAGTTACTTTCTCTAAAGTCGATATACCATTTATCTACGTTAGATTGGTCGATGCTTAATAGCCATGTACATTCATCTTCGCTAAAACCATCCGGGATAGGTAGAGTTCCGCCGTCTCTGATATTGCCGTATGTAACACTAATATCTTGTAAGGTCATAAAAGGCTTGAATACAGCTTGCCCGTCTTTACCGAACCAGCCAGGTCTATTTCTACAACAGAGGTTACTTTCACGAGTTGCAGTATAACTACCTAGATCTAAGTTAGTCCCGCCACCGTCACTATCGAGACCACCGTCAGAAATAGTATGGTATCCTGCACCGTTTTTTCTATTGATTCTAATGTAAGTATTTTTATCGATAGCAAGAGGACCAGTCATAGTATCGCCAGACTTTTTAACATAGCTATTATCTAACTTCATGTTAATATCGTCGGCTAGTTTAGCAGCTGTAACAGATTTATCGGCTAATTTCTCAGTCGTAACGTTCTTATCGCGTAGTTTAGGAGTCGTAACAGAACCATCTGGATGGTCGATAGGGTTGGCTTCTTTATGCTTTTTAATAGCATCGCTAGCATCACCGATAGCTTTATCGATTTTATCCCAGTTATTATTTCTAAGGTTTATATCGTATTTTTCTTGTTCGGCCGGTTTAAGTAAATTAATATTCTTTGTATAAGTAGCCATTATTTAGGTAAAACCTCCTGGTTAAGTGCATAATGAGTAAATTGAGCGAGTTCTTTATGTGTATACCGAGCTAGATCGATATGACGGTTATACAATAAATCGACGTCGTAGATAAGGTTCATCGGAATTAAGTCTCGTAGCAATTTATTAACAGCATCACGTTGTTTTTTAACGCCGAGGGATACCTTAAAGTGAACGTTATAATTCTTATAATCCTCGACGATACGATAGTTGCCTTCACCGCAAATATTATTAAGAAGTTCTCGTAGCTTAATTTCGGTATAAGGACGTTGACCGGCTAACGCTAATAAAATATTAAATCGTCGGTCGTCGATAGTGTCGTCACTAGCCGGTACAATATCGAGAATGGTTTCCCATTGAGTTAACCCATGAGATTCTGCCGTCATAATAAACTGTTCTCTAAAGATCTCGACCATCGTATCCCATAAAGCTTGCATTTCGATACTTTCGACTCTATATATTTCTTGCATCTCGGCGACGTTACCCGATACCGGAACTGCGAATTCGGATAAGTCGATGATGCGTTTATAATTATCGAATATAGTCATAATGATTAACCTTTAACCAACGTAACAGTACCCAATTTCGGGATTTGATTAGGACGTAAATCGAGGCGCTTAACCTTTTGACCGTTAATTTTAATATCGCCGACATCGATTACTTTATCTAAATCGACAGCTAATGAGGTAACGATAGAAGTACGTACAGTTAAGAATTGAGTCTCGTCTTGCGTCGTCCATTCTTTACGTCGTACCTTCAAACGTTCTTCGATCTTCTTAGTAAGCTCGGTTTGAATCTCGGAAGGTTCATGACCGGCAGCCATTACGACCGGGATTTCGTAGTTAATAACGACTTCTTCGGCTGCTTCGACTGTTACCGTATGACCGATCGGAGCTAAGCCGTAGCCTTTACCTTGATTAGGTGTCGGATCGAAGACATTTTGTACTTCTTTAACGAGCTCCGCTGACGGCTTATTAAATTCGTTATTAATAATAACGACCTTAACTGTACCGCCACCGTTCCAGCATCGATAGATTTTAGAACCACCAGTACCGTTAACCGAGAGTACTTTCTCTTTATAGTCAGCACCATTACCGCCGTAGGCTTTAGACTTTAAGGCCCGGATATAGCGTTCTCTGAAGGCTTCTGTGTCTTCTTCGTCTTGACCGGGTACTAACACTTCTTTTATTTCGGCATTCTGTAACCCCGGGATCGTATTAATTGGCGTGATACGGCCTATGCAGTAGTTACCTTTAGCGCCTGGAGTTTCACAGATTAACTTAAATTCGTTTTTAGATAAATCGATTACATCTATGACTCGAAAGTTAAGATCTTCGAAGTTAAACCGAGTACCGATATCGACAGCTCGGTCAAAGACACCTTTCACTTCGGCTGCCGTAGCTTCACGAGGGATAATATTAAATTCAAGTGCTCTTAATTCTAAGAAAGCTCGGTCGGCTGTCTTAGCATACGTTTGTCTCATAATAACTTGAGCCATAATATAGGCTTCAGCTAACTCAAAAGAAAAAGGAGCCAATGAGTCATATATCATGGATCCTTGTCGTTTATCGTATTTAGTTTCAGTTCGGAATAAGGCATCAGCTAATATATTCTCATAAGTTTTATTTTCGTACATAGTCTGTTACCTCTTTATATATATTATTAATCGTGCCATAAATAGTGTCGCACGAGAATACACATAATACGTCGCCACCATTATTCGAGAAATTAAAGTCGTATACCTTATCGATTCTATCGTCAGCTAATAATGCTTCCGTGATACGTCTTTGAATCTCGGCATATACATAAGGAATAGCTTCACCGATTAAATCGTTTAATTCGATGCCATAATTCCAGTCGTATATTAAATATTTGTAGCGTTCCGTATTAATAATTTTAAAAATAGCTTGTTTCATTGCTTCATAGTCATCACACATACCGATTAACTTATAATCGTCTTCATATCTGACTCTGAAGGTATTAGAAGTCTGTTTTTTCGTAACCAAACTGCTATCGAGTTGGTTATAACTAGACATAGGAGTTAGTGCCATTATTTAGTCGTACACCCCGTATTCGGATTATATACACGATCAATCGCTATATAGCGCTGACCACCAGTTTCTTGAAATAGCCATACCTTATCACCGACTTTTAATTGGTTATGTACTAAGTACTTTTTACGGCCTTTGTACTCATGATTATGGCTAGCAAATTCAGCATAACCGCCACCACCACTTCTATTCTCGGTGATATGATCGACACTCATTTCCATCGTCCATTCACACGTATTTTTAGTTAGCATGATATGGTCTTCTGGGATAATTAAGGTAGAATCGAGTGCAATTTGAAGTGGAGCTTCGGAAACGACGACACCGATTAACATCGTAGCCGGTTTCGTATTTTCGACAGCTGTAACGGCCGCCGACTTAATGACGCTTAATATCTTATTAAAATCATTTTCCATTATTTAACACCTGTTCTAATAATATGAGTAGGCGGAGTACCATTATGGTAAGCATAGTTAACGTCGCTATATTTAATAACTGAACCAGCTTTAGTACTGTTACCGACACAGCCACCAGCACCGTCGGCTATAACGACATGTTCATCGCCGTCATAGATTAAAATATCGCCAGGGTTAGCAGCACCAGTATACGATTCGATCGCATAACCACGACCATTCATAAACGTTTTTAACCCAGGTACGTCTTTAATACCGGCATTATACGCATCGGCTAAATCGCTATTATAGTAAGAACCGCCAGCTGTTGCTCGATCGACGCAGCCTACATCGCCATAAGCAGAAGTAGTACCGACAATAGAATCAAAGCCAGCTTGTACACCGGCATTCGTAGCGTTACCAGCTTTACCGGTACCTTTAGAAGTGCCGCCAGATTTCTTATTCATAGCTTGGATACGTTTACGGATTTCTTCGTCGCCTCTATCTTCGACCGTAATCTCGGGTTGTTGTTTGTCGAAGTAAATAATATCCATATCCATTAAGTGCTTATTATTATTAAATTTATGAGTAACGGCTTGTACGTATACCAATTCATTAATGATCTGATCACCGATATTAAAGTTTAACCAGATACCGGAACCAGGTCGTATTTCTGTATGTCCTAAACAGTCTTTTAAGCGTAAACTATGAGTTTTTCTTGCTAACGTATCGAGTAAATTCTTAGCATATTCGATAGCGTTAGTCTTTTTATCGTCTGGCTTAAATACCTTCTGAAGTACGCCCCACTTTTGAGTTTCGTTCTTAGCATAGGCTGCCCCAGTACGCCAGAATTTCTTAGTTTCTTGACCGTTCTCGGTAGCTTTAGCTTCACGGACTACTAAGACTTGCGTAAAGGTATTCTCGATCGAAGATGTATATTCATAATCGCCGACTTGAGTTGCATCGATAAGAACATCGGTTATCATATCGTTAAGTTCTTTAACGACGAGTAGACCTTTATCGTCGTATGCTAAGAATACAGGCTTACGTTCCTTCATTTCGGATTCTTTAGCCTTATACTTATCAGATTTAGATAATTCGGTTATGGCTGCCTCTTCGGTATAACCATGATCGGTCAGATATTTAATATCGTTTTTCTCGTAATAAGTACCATTCGGAGCTAGCTTATCTGAATCTGTAGCTCGTTTAGGGGGAGCCATTTTAGCATTTTGAGTAGCATCCCATGTTTTAACTTTATATTTAGGAGACTTAGCTAGTTCGGCTAACGCGTCTTCTTGTTTGTAGCCGTGGTCGGTAAGATATTTAATGTCGTTTTGTTCGTAGTAGGTACCGTTCGGCGCCGTGAAATTACTATCGGTCGATTTCTTTAAAGGCTTCATAACCGGTATCTTAGGCGAGTAAATATTAGTCTGTTTTAACATATCGAGGAAGATATCTTGATACGTTTTACCGTCATAGATGTATTTAATCTTATATACGGTCTGACTAATATCGCCTAATTTGATAGCTAAGTCTGCGGCTAAGGCTTTAATTAATTCGGAAGCCGTTTTGCCGTCGAATACGTAATAACCTTCAGACTATAAATATCGACATTGATCGTATGCCGTTACTTCGATAAAGTTATCTTTAGAGCGTTTCTTCTCGAAGATATAGCCGACAAATACTAATTCACCGTTAACTTTAAGATTAACGAGGTCGCCTTCTTGAATATCCAATAGTTTATCTTTAAATACTTTAAAAGATAATTTAGCCGGAGCAAGGTCAGGGCTACGATCTAACGTAACCCCGTCTTGTGGATCTAGTAAATACATATCTTTTTGGTTATGCATTACGATTAATTCGTATCGTACACGAAGAGGAGCATGTGTTATTTTTTGAGAATTAAATTCTTCCATGCGTCAGTCCCCTTTCCTTCTTCGTACATACTGAGTGCTTGTGTAGCACCTAAATAGCAAGGTACTCCAATTTTATTTAACGCGGCAATTTTAAATAAATTATTCGTATTGCCAAATTGTTGTTTAACGACACGCTGTAATGTCGCTTTGTTAAAACCGTTAGGAGATTTAACTTCCTTAGCCGGTACTTTATCGGTCGGACGTTCTGTCTTAACGGCTGCACTAGCACTACCGTCTTTATTCTCTTCGATCACTAGTTTCTTAGTACCGTAATCTCTCCATTGTTTTAACGTGATACTTAAATACATATCGAAGCCATAATCATGGTCTTCTTTATTCGTAAGACTTTCGATAGTGACACGCTCTGTTATCATACTAAGCATTTCGCCGTTCGGTTTCATACGGACTACAGTGAATTTAACCGGATTACCGGCTGTTTTCATACCGTGAATTTTATTAGCATAATACTCGGCTTTCTTGCCCTTCTCCAATAAAGACTGATTAAACGGATATTTACTATTAGGCAATAGAATCTCGAAGGAGTATTCAGTCAAGCCCATAGGTTTCGGTATCGTAACTTCACCAGTCTGTAAGAGATCAATTGTTTCGTTCTTGTTGCTATAAGAAATCTCGAGAGATTTAGGCGGAATCGGTATTTGGAGGTTATCTAAGTAGAAATAATACATTATGTTAAAGCCTCCCCAGTATTACGTTGGAATGCGTTTACTAAGCCGTTAGCAAAGTTAGTATTAAAGTCGTTATAATCGACAGAAGAATCGATTTGGTTATTATTCGTTACGTTTAAGTGAATAGTACGTTGAGACCAGGACTTAATAGCATCGTTCATAATGCCTTTATTTAACGTATTAATTTCGTCGGCCGTTAATTGTAATGCTTTAGCTGTCTTCTCGGTATTCTTGGCAGTTTTTTTAGTATTCTTAGCTGTGTCTTTAGCAGCATCAGATACCGCATTGCGTTTATCGTCGTTAGATTTATCATCGCTATTATCGCCACCCAATGTCCAACTATCATTACCACTAAAGATATTAGAGATACCATGAGAGAAATTATCGCCAGCATTTTGCCAGTCACTTGCAGTACCTAAAATATTCTTAGAATCTAATTTATAGTCGTCGAATGCACCAGCATCGACTTGTACTTGGAATCTAGAAGCTACGACATCACCAACACCATCTAATAAATTTTTAAGGAACGGTACTTGTTTCATAACGCCGAGCATTGCATTAATACCTTGTACGGCAAATTCGACTAAGTTATTCCATAAACGTTTAAATAAATTTTGTATAGCTTTAGCCGGATTATTAAATACATCGGAAATGAAGTTAGCGAAGATAATAAAGACATTCCAGATATAAGCAATTTGATTGTAGATAACAGCCCATAATGCACCGAATACACCGGCAATAACACCGACTACTGTATACGTAGTACCAGCCCATTCGTTATACATATCGATAACGAGATATAATGCACCGATAATAGCCATAATAGCGAGTGCTACCCAGGTTGCTGGACAAGCTAACATAGATTCATTTAAACTCCACTGAGCTATAGTAGCAGCTACGGTAGAAGCTGTAGCCACTAACCAGTTAGCAGCATATATAAGAGCTACGGTAGCTAATGCAAATAAAGCACCGTGTACGAACCATGCATTTTCTTGTAACCAGCCAAATACTTGTTGACCTGTCGTTAATACTTGCTTAAATGCATACGATATTTCGTTAAACACATTTTTAATAATAGGCGCTATATACTGAATATTATTTTCTATGCTATCGACAAATTGTCTAAATTCTGGAGAATTAGCTAATTCATTAACAGCATCGAATAATGGTGCAAATGCATATTGAGCTACTGACTTAATATCGGTTGCCCAGTCAGCGAATGTATGAGGCAATTTACGATATGCTGCTTCAATTTCGTCGGCATTATCGGTCATAGCCTTCTTAATAACTTCGGCCGTAACTTTACCTTCAGAAGCTAGTTTCTTTAGCTCGCCACGAGAAACGCCCATAGTTTTAGCTATGATATTTTCGATCATCGGAGCATTTTCGGCTATACTACGGAATTCATCGCCTTGTAACTGACCAGAAGCTAAACCTTGTGTCAACTGAATCATGGCATTCTTTTTATTCTCGCCAGTCGTACCACCGATAGCCATGACTTTGTTAATTTTTTCAGCAAAATCGACAGCTTCTTTAGGGTCTGGGAAGGCATCATGTGCTGATTGTGATAATGTAGCTACTGTTTCAGCCATAGAAGCATATTCAGTACGAGAACGTCGGGCAGATTCATAAATCTCTTTATTTAACGCTGCTACGTTCCCTTGTTCACCGACTATTAAACCGAGTCTGGCTTGTATCGATGAAAATTCTTGTGCCATATCGAATACATGACCGATAGCATCACCGACTTTTTGAATAGCGGCAGCTGCTATATTAGCTCCTAGAGAACCTAAGAAGATAGCTTTAAGGTTAGATAATGAACCATTTGCTTTATTGGCCGCATTACCAGTATTCGTAACTTGTTGTACGAAGTTGGACATACTAGACGAAGCACTACCAGCCGTTTGACTAATATTGTTAAGAACAGGAGAAACACCGTTATTTAACTTAATCGTGTTAGATAATATAGACATATTCTACTCCTGATTTATTTCGTTTTAATTCTTTGGAAATGTGGGCCCGCTCTTTTTCTCTTATAGCGAGGGAAGCAAAAATAAAATTGCGTTCCTGTTCATCCATAGAGTTCAATTCAAGCGGGCGTATATGTAAATCTTGGAGGGCTCTATGGTAGAGATATGCCTCTGGGTTCTCCTCTATTAGTTTTTTAATTCGTCGATATCGTTAGCTTTAGTACCAGCCATAACTTCTTGTAGCGCAGCTGTTAATACTTGTGTTTCGCCAGGATATAACATAGCGCCTAACAATTCATTAGCGGAGGATACACCATAAGAATCTTGTAGTTCTGCATCGTTCAAAGAAGGATACAATACGACAGCTTCGAGAAGTTCTGCATTAAGATTTTCTTCGTTAACAGTGGACTCTTTCTTGCCGTTTTTAATAGTAGTTTTAGTATTGCGTTTCGTAATTTCTTCGACTTTTTTTGTACTAATAGGATGTAGTACCCATTCGATCGGATTACCGTCTTGATCGGTGAAGCGTTCAGATACGACTACCTTTACATCGGGTAAAGATTTAGCATTAGATTTAAAGAATCCATTTAAGGACATATTTTTGATATCTGCCATAGAGGGTTAATCTCCTTGTATAGAATAATAAGGAGCCATAAGGCCCCTTATCTAAGATTTACGCGGAATTAGGCTTGCATACCGTCTAATTCTTTAAAGTTTTCTGGAATTTCGAGACCTTCGAATGTGAAGTCTACGTCTTGTTCCAAATATTTGCCGTCAGCATCGGCTAACGTTAAATCAAAGTTGTCGATGTTAACACCTTTGATAACGATTGTACGAGAGCCAGCTGCACTATCAGAATCTTCGTTAGTCACTTGAAGATCGAAGTATACGTCTTTACCGTGATTCATGAAATCGATCATGAGCTCGGTGAAGATCGGTGTATTGTCGTATACTGTCATAGAACCAGTACCTTTAGCACCAGTAGATTTATTGCCTTTAGTGATACGACCTAAAATAGCCACTTCTTCTTTAGTTTTATCAACTTTAATAGTGACTTTTTTAGCGTTCAATAACAAACGACGTTTACCGTTAATAGTCATATAAGCACGAGCTTCGACTGCACGAATAACGTCTTTTGCTAACATAGTTTGAGCTTTATCTGCCATTATTTAACTCCTTATTTAACGTAGCATGTAGCATACAATTTATCCATAGCGACTGTCGGATTAATTTCGTAGTTAACGACTACAGAACCTTTTTCGTCGCCTTCTTGAGGGATTTGAACATCTTTGGATTCAAATTCTTTAATTGCACGTACTTTAGCATAGTCTTCGAAAAGTTTAACGATATCGTTCCATAATGCAATACGACCATCTTTGTCGTTAGGTGTTTTACCTAGATAATAATTGTTAAATAATCGAGCTACATCGTATGCGGAATTATCCAACACGCGAATAACTTGGTTTAATGCGAAGTCTTTAGTGCGTTCCTTAGAGAACTCAGTAAACGTATTAACGTCGGACAACAAACGAGTGTTACCTTTAACGTTGCCAGATGCGGAATCGGCTACGTTATGGAATACGATTTGACCACCTTTAATGAATTGTTCTAATTCGTATTGTTTATATTGAACGTTGAAGTTATATTCGCCGTCATAAATTTTATTAGTCAAAGATTTATTAATAGGGCAAGATGCTTCTGCACCAGTTAACCAGTAGACACCAGCACCAGGTTCAGCACCGCTATCTGTTACTTTATTAGCTAAGGAAATAACGCCTTCGTAGTTAGCTTTAGTGTTATTGTAAAGTGCTACCTGGAATTTTTGACCAGTAGTTTCACGAGTACGTTTAGCGAATGCGATAAACAAGTTTTGAATTGTTTGATCGGAGCCAGTATAACCTAATACATTGAAATAGAATGGTTCGATCAATTCAATATACTTTTGATAGTCAGATGCTTGTACAGCTGTACCGTTAGTACCGCCAGTAAGGTAAGTAGCTGCTTGTGCTGTAAATGCGGACATTTCGTTAAATGTTACATATGCATTATTAACGAGTTCTTTAGGTGTAGAAAGACCAGTTTGTTCGTCGACTTTTTTAACGACATCGTCTGTTTTAAGGTAAGTCGTTACTACGAATTTAGATGCATCGTTAATGTCGGCAGAAATAGCGACAGCAATATCGTTACCACGTACACCACCACATTTAGCTGTAGCGATCGTAGATTGTGCTTTAACTGCATCGGAGTTTAAGCGATACAAATATAATGTTTTAGTATTAATGAAAAGATCACGAAGACCTTTCATTTTTTCATGAGCGTAGTCGTAACCGAAGATTTTAACGGAATCCTTTTGGAACTCTTCTTGTTCGATACGCACGATTTTGCCTGTTTCGCCCCAGTCTAAAGAAAGTGCCATAGTCGCGTAACCACGATCTACGATTTCGGCAAATGCTTTGTTCTTGGAAACGAAGTTAATGTATGCGCCTGGCAATGTTTTATTTTGGAAAAGCCAGTAACCGCCACCTAATGCCATAGGGTAGTTCTCCTTTATGTAAAATAATTAATCGTTAAAGATTTCGTCATTGAAAACTTCAATGACCGGTTTATTAAGAGTGTCTTGTAGTAAAGCTTCAACTTCCTCGATGCTGTATTCACGATCTTCGATTACAGCGGCAATTAAGTCAGCGTATTGTTTAAAACGATCAGAAGCAATAATTACTTCTGGAGCGAAAGTAGCAACTGGAGCAGCGTTTTCATCTACTGCAATATTAGTATCTACTACTTCACTCACTTCGTCAGTCTTTTTTGTTCTTGGCATTATCTGTTACCTCTTGATTTTGATTTAATGTAAGCATAGGATCTTTATTTAACACTTTTAAGATGTGATATTCGTAAGAGACTTTAAAATGTAAGATGCCGTCCGTAACCCGGTGACTCATATCGATACCGTTGAGTAGTGACCCGTCGGATAGAGTTATATATTCTAAGTCGAAATATAAGCTCTCGGTAACGGGGTTAATCTGTACCTTCTGTTCTTCGATATAGTCGTCGTCTGAAATAAAGAACATAATATCAAAGTCATTACGCCTGTTATAACGTACGTCCATGATATGTGTCTGTTCTGTATTAAGAGTCTCGATTACGAAACATGGGAATTGTGCATCTGATTTTATCTCGTCAATATATATAGGATATTTAAAAGAGTTAAATAATGATTTAGCTATGCCGTCGATAATTTCGTTGATATAGTTCATTATTTGCTCCACGTTGATAAGTAGTCGTCGAGCGCGTTCTTCATAATCGTATCTGAAGCTTTTCGTGTAGCCGCTTCTGCCTTCTCTTGCATATGTAAGCCCTTAACAAACGACTTAGTAAGACGTTTACCGAGTACGGGAACAAAACGTCCTGGTCGTTGTCTGTGGCCGTCGTTTACATACGAAGCATAGGAAGCTGAATTCTGTACTTTAACGGTAGTATCGTTAATACGTTCTGCTTCCCACGATCGTCTCATATGTTCCGATTCTGAACGGTATTTACCGTCCGGCGATATCGCTAGCGCTCCGACCGGAGTATTCGCTATAGCCTCGGCTAAATAATGTTGTGCTAAATTGTCGGTGATTTCTTCGTTAAGGGAAGATATATTATTCTGAAGCTCTTGAGTCTTCTTTAATAATTCTTCGAATCCCGAAAGATCGACTGTAACGTTAGCCATTATGTTTACTCTTAAGCGTTAACTGGATCTCTTGGTGAGTGTCGTATAACGCTACTTGTGAGGAAGCTGTATAAGCAAAATGTCGGTTATTACGGATTATCTCGATATCGGTACCTGGCTTAATTTCGAGATCGGGCGAAATGAATAAGACTACGGTCTGAGAAGACGATGGTAGCTTATTAACGATGTCGTTAGTCTGAAGAGTCTTGAATGAAACTCGACAAGGGTAACTAATTGCTTCGAGTTCGCCGTTCTTAATTATGCCAGTGATAGGATCTTGTATGGCTTTCCTTTGTTCAGTAAGGATACATGTATCTTGGTATAAACGCTCGAAATGTTGACGAGCTACCATTTTAATTTTCGATAACATTGTATGTCTGTACCTTCTAAGGAAGTCCATTTAGTAATGAGAGAAGTTAAATAATGTAAGGTATTGTCACCGTCGAATTCAATCTCGGTGTCGCCCTCTTTTAATCGTTTGATTGGTTGAAGGTCGGCTTCTTTAAGAATGATATCCTTATGATGATCGATAAACCTTGCGGCCACTCTTTTGTCGAGCAGTCCAGAGAGTTCGGACGGCAACTCTTCTTCGTTTAAGATATTAAGAAGATATTGCCGTTCCGTATCATAGATGTACTGAAGAACATTGTCATATTCTGGAGTCACGTTAAAATGAGTCGTGAAGCGAATAAGTTCTTTTATAGAATCCATGATTATTTAACCCTTATTATTTTTTGAATGTTGCTTTTACTACTTTAGATTCGTTAGTCAAACCTACAGCATAGTGTGCAGATACTACTACGTCAGTAGACAATGCTTTTGCATGGCGTTCTGTTTCGAGCATAGCTTCAGCTTTAGTGTAGATAGTAACCGCTGGAAGAGCTGGAGTACCGTCTTCTACTTCTGGAGATAAGCATACGATGAAGTTATCGATAGTTGCTTTAGAATCATCGATACGACGAGAAGCTACGACACGACAGCCAGCGATCATACCGATTTCACCGTTAATCATTACGTCGGCATTATATTTATTGCGGTCAATGAAGTTAGGGTCCAAACGAAGAGTAGTTACTTGGCTAGGAGCTACAAAAAGAACTTTATCTGTGTTACCTTCTTCGTTCAATTTATCGACTGCTGCTACAACGCCTTCATAAGAGATCGCCTTGGCGGAAGTAGCTACCAAAGTAGTAGTACCTAATGCTGCCAATACATCGTTATCGATTTTGTCGGCCATAGATAGGGATAATTGATGAGTAGCTTGACCTACTGGGTCACCTAAACCAGAGTTAACTGCTTTATCTGTCAATGTGATTGCTTTACCAGCTGTTTTAATTTGTACAGGTTTAGTAGAAGCAGTCATAACAGTAGTAGATACTTCTGCACCTTCTGCAACGTCTTCAGCTGCACCGATATAAGCCCATACTGGAATAGTGATAGTGTCACCAGGAACACCTTTAAGATCTTCGTTTACTGCTGCAAATTGTGTGAATTTTAATGCTTTAGGCAAGCCAGCAGATACCATATCTTGCATAACTTGAGGGTTAATAATATTAGCGAGTTTTGTTTCGTTAGCCATGTTTAGATGGTCTCCTTGTTAAATAATTAGTTAGATAATTCAGTGTAAAGGGCCGGGTCACTTTCCTGTAATGCTACCCTATCCTTGTAAGACATTTTGTTAAATTGTTCCTTCGTAATACCAGGATTAGGATTAGCGTTAGATTCACCAGGTACGACACCGACTGGTTTAGATTCGGCGAATAAATAAGGATCCGATTGTTTTAAAGCTTCGATTTGTTCGGTAAGGCCTTCTAGAGTGCCGTCTTCTTTTAATTCGATAGCTTGTTTGTTTAAGAGAGAAGTTAAGATTTTCGGATTCTTGACGCCGCATTGAAGAATTGCGGTATTGATACCGTTATCGACTTGCATATCTTTAATTTGTTGCGCATATTGACTATCACGTTCAGCGGCTTTTTCTTGTAATTCTTTAATCTGCGCTTTCAATGTTTCATTAGCTGTTTCAGATTCGGTTAGTTTATTGATTTCGCTTCGTGTGGTTTCGATCTCGGATTTTAATTGCTTATATTTTTCGTTTTTCTCATTAAATTGAGACTTTGTTACATAGTTTTTGCCATAATCCTCGATAATTGCTGTTGCTTGTTCTTCTGTAAGATTAAGTGCAAATAATTCTTCTTTAGTCATTGTTTGTTTCTCCTATAATGAATTCGTTTTATTTACGAGAGTCACATCTCTCACTTTATTTAAAGGATTTTGCGTATTATTCTTTATCGTCTTTAATACACTTAAAAAGACAAGGGTTAAATAAATGAATGATATGTGTCTAGCGGCGCTACTTTAGATATGTAGCTTCCCATTCTTTGTACGATATATCGGGTACATATTCCGTCTTAGCATCTGGTCGTGATGCCCGTTGAGTAAGCGGTACATACGGAATCATCGTAGAACGACAATAAGGATGGAACGGTGGAGCCGTAATACCAGGCTTAAAGTCGGTACGATCGATTACTCTTTTATCTAAATGACGGCATACGGACGATGTGTGCTTATCGAGGGTTGCTAGTATCTGATATTGTTTAACGTTTAATTCTTTAAACGTATTATTAAGTGCTAATTCTTGTACGTAAGCTACTTCTGTCTCGACAAGACGTCGTGCATTCGACATCTGTACGTCACAGGCTTGAGATATGCGTTCCGTAATGCGTTCGGTAGGTTCTTGAGCAATAAAGGAACGTGTTATCTCTTGTTGTAGCTTCGTGATTAGCTTATCTCGTTGATCCCAGATCCGTTGTGAGAAGTCGGCGTTGCCCCACGGTGTATTAATAGCTTCTTGGATTGCTTTCTTAGGTATCTGTCTGAATGTCTGATATTTGCCTTGTAGTGATTGTGTAAGATATGCGGCTTCGTAGTAGGTCGAGTTATAAACTTTATTTAATGCATCTTGTATATTGGTATGCTGTTCTTGTGCTAAGATTTCGACAAACTGTGAAGTATGAATCCATAATTCTTCTAGGCGTGATAGACGTGCTCGTAAGGAAGCATTATCGAGAAGCTTAATTTGTTTCGGGGATAAATTCTTTTGTTGTGCTAGCTTAATATATTGATTAAGCGTTATCTTAAAATCTTTTAATTCTCGTGCCGATAACTGTCTCTTAGCATCGGCAAGTGAGAGATTATTAGAATTAGCGTATTTTTGAATGAAACCAGCTATCTGGTTTTCGTATTTGTTTAAGGAATACGCATAGATCGAAGCTAGATCTTCGTAAGATGATTGTGCTGTATGTAAGCCATCTTCTTTTAAATTAAGAAAGCGTTGTTCCCAGTACATCATTGTTTAGTACCTCGTTGCGTTCTTTCTTAATACGTTCAAGCTCTTCTTTAGTATCGAGAGTCCACGGATGGTTAGCGACTATCGTTTCTTCAGAGATAATACCAGTAGAGTTACGACATGCATCTATTAATTCAGATTGGTTTAAAGGAAGATCTCGGTTAAATATAAATACCGTATCATTAGATACGGGCTTGTTAGATAATGAAAGGTATGCATTAATAAATGTTAATAGGCGCTCGAGTGATGCCTGGAATTCGGTTTCCATTTCGTTTGCATCGAGATCAATATCGGAATACATTGAATTAATGTTCATCTGATTCGGGTTATTACGCATTCGATCATCTTTAGCGTCGAAGCCTCGACCATTCGTGATAATCGCTCTTTCGAGTAGCTTAATAATCGTTTCGTAATTAGAAGCATTGACTTCGATATTAAGAGTTTCGACACCAGATTCAAATTCTGGAGAAGACGTAATCTTAATTGCTCCATAACGTGCTAATTGTTCTCGGAAGTTAGCTAAGTTCTCACCGTCATATCCTTTAATGACTAGGATCGTATTATGCACGTCTTGAGACATTACGTTAGCAAAATTTGAAAGCATCTGATTTAATGCATCTTGTAACGGTTTTACTTTGGAGAGTAATGATACTTCTTCTGAGTTAGATCGGAACCATATTAAGGGAACCGATTGCCAGTTATAAGAAAGTCCGCTGCTTTGAATGTAAGGCTTAGATTGTTTAGTAAGATCTGGCTGAAGAGATCCATTGATGTAGTCGTAGTAAGTAACACCTTCTGGTTTGTAGTATTCGACTTTATAGAAGGAAGTCTTAGTCTTAGGTGTCATGTATACTTCAAATTCATAAAAATAAATAAAAGCATCGAGTGAATCGTGTTCTTCGTCGTGCCAGAGCGGGATAACAAATTCGGGCTTCATTCGTTTTAGTTTGAAGTTGCCTTGATTATCGATATAAGGATGTAGATACGCTATCGTACCGATATAAGCATCTTTACCGAGGTTCTTTAATGTACGCTGGAAGTTTTTATTAAAGAAATCGGAAAGATCTGTCGAGGATTTAACGTCGATAGGCTTTGAGAGTAAATAATTAGTCTTTTGATCGACTAAATCATCGAATAGGTTATTAATAATCTTGTTATTAGGAATCGTACCTTTTGCATCGGTCGGATTGCCGTTAGAGTCCATAACTACATGTTCTGGTAGTTTGTGTTTACCTTGATAATAGTTACGTGCCTGGAGTATCTCTTGTCGTTTCTTAGAGAAAAGAAATGCTTCGAGTTCGGCTTGCACGAATTGGGACTCGGACATACCGGCATGCTTACGGATGATATCGTTCCATTCTTCGTTTAGCATTAGGTTCCTTTCTTACATAAATTCGAATGTCGGTGTTTGTGTATTAATCTTTTCTGCTACACCCGTTAAAGCATCGGGAGCATCGTCGTGTAGGTTTTTACCTTCACGCTGATAAGATGTAATGGCTTTATAGAACTCTGGGAATTTATTGTGCCAGTTTATCGGGAAGTATATATGTTCCATTACCCATGTAGCATTAGATAAGATACGGGATTGTTTATTTTTAGACTGATGAAAAGCTTTTATTGTAGTGTAGTTTGTGTTATAGGTATTAGTTAGATAATGAATAATTTGTCTAGCGAATCCGCGCCCGCCATTGTTTGATTCGATGTGAGCAATATTCGCTTTGTATTCGTATAGATGTTTCGCTACGAGTGGTTCTGTTATCTCCATCGGATCATTCGTGTAAATGACGTCCAGGATGTAGGCTTCTTTCTGATAAACACCGTATATAATAGAACATAAATAATCGGTACCCGTGTCTGCTGTATCGGTGTATGCTTCGATACGCTCGAATTGAGGTGGCGTATCGTATGTCTTTAATGAAGAGTAGAGTTGTCCTTTAAGGTCGATAGGCTCTTGCTGGTAGTTAGCATAGAAGATATCAGGAGATATTAGCTTTTTCTTCTCTTCGTATGACTCACGGGATAATACCTCGTCACATAACATAGTGCCATCGTCTTGAAGTGCTTTAAGCGATACGACTTCGGCATCGTCCTTAAAGTGATTAATAATACGTCCAGCTAAATCGTCGGAGGCCCAGCGTGTCATAATAATAATGATTTTGCCGCCTTCCTCGAGACGAGATAACATCGTATTCGTGAACCATTCAAAATGAGCTTGTTTCGTTAATTGGTTATTTGCTTCAAGTGCATTCTTAATAACGTCGTCGATGATCATTAAGGAACACCCGAAACCGGTTGCCGTACCCGAAGGTGATGTGGCAAGATAAGACGAATACTGACCTTCTAAGGACCACATATTCATAGCCGCATCGCCCTGTTTAATTTTGATATCGGGAAATACGTCGGAATAAACCGGAACGTATGGATCAGCTTTATTAGTCTGTATAGCATTACGTACCGATTTAGCGAATTGTGTCGATAAGGTTTCGTTATAGGATCCCGTCATAATCTTTTGTGTCGGATCTTTACCGAGATACCATTCTACGAATTTAGTAGCTGTTCTAGATTTACCAGAACGTGGTGGCATAGATACTACTAATACTTTCTTAGAGGAGTGTGTTACGAAATTCTGAAGTACGGAGGTTAAATAAATGAGATACTGGCGCGATCGCTTATAAAAGTCGGGAGCCATTAATTCGCAATAGTCGAAGAAGTCACGCCTGGCTAATTCTAAACGTGCCTCGTATTGAAGACGTTGTTTTAGCTCTGGTGTCATTCTCATTTGGCTTGTAGTGGAAATTCGTCTCACCTCCTTTTAGTGTTCGCATGTGTTCGTATGTAATCGAAAATACATAGGATAAGTTAATCGTGTTCTTTCTCAATTAGGGCTCTAAGCTCTTCTGTCGTAAGAGATTGAACCGGATTATTGATCGTCGTATCCATTTTTATACGTTGTTCATAAGCAGCATCCATCTTGTTTAAGATATCGAGTGCTTTTAATCGATCTGTATGCTTAATTTCTTGGTCGTATATCCATTGAGTTAATAGGTTACGACGATCTTCAATGGTTGCTACTCGTTGGTCGTGTCGTTGTGCTATTCTACGCTCTAATTCAGCTATGTAAGCCTTCACAGCAGGCTTGGTCAGGTTCTCCAGCCCCATGTTTTTAATAACCGAAGGACTAGATTTTGAATAACCAGCTTGTCGTATGGCTTCAGAGGCATTGTAACCATTAGAAACGTATTCCTCGCAAAACCTGGCTTGCTTGTGAGTGAGTGTATACCCATCGACAACTAGCTTGCCTCTGGGATCTTCTGATATTGCGATGAGTCTCACCTCTTTCGTTGTTGTTTAATGTATATATATAGTAGTTGTAAGTAAGTTATAACTACGAATGTATGTTTGGTTAGTAAGCTAAAAAAAAGAACCCTCTTGTTTAGAGAGGGCGCTTTTCTAGAAAGGAGGAATCATGAAAAAAATCTTGTTGCAAAAATAATAGGAAGCTTAAATATGGTTTTCTTGTGTAAGGTAGGAATTATATAGTAGATGATAAAAAGAAATGGAATGAAAAACAGAGGAGTGAATTAAGTTATTATCCTTACACCTATATTATTACGCATGGCATAGGAACTTATAGGAACTTGTAGGAACTAAAATAGAAAATTTTTTTTTAAAATATGATGTTATTAGTGTTATATATATAGTGTTAAATAATAAAGCTAATGAAATTAAAAAGGCGGCCGCACTCTAATATGCGACCGCTTCTTTTAAAGAAAACTGATTAGGAACAGTGGAACAAATATTCCCGATAATACAAACGCTACAATAATAATTAATTCGTTATCCATTATTGCTCTCCTGTAACACTTCACATACTAATTTAAGAGCTTCAATAATAGCTTTGGATATAGCTCTAAATGAGCAGCCCTTATTGAATCGCGATGTCTCAAACGTAGTAGCTAGTACCGTTAAGGGTACGTTGTTAAGGTAGTAGTTCGTGAGTAATAATCGATACCGTGCATCTGGTACACGTTTAATCGTATTAGCTATTTCTTGTTGCGTGTCGATGTATTGTTTTTGGAGCCTTAACTCGTCAGCCTTATACTCTCTAAGAGTTTCTTTTAACTGCTTATCATCGAGTTTCGAAATATCTTGATCATATAATCGTGTAAGAGAATTCGATCGTTTAATCTCGAGTGCTAGATCACGGTAACGTTCCATGTACTGTCTAGCTAAGGCCGTATTGTAGTATGGCTTTGATTCACCGAATAATGGTTCCACTACATAATCTACGGAATTATCAAGTAAGTCCTTTATTTGTTGTTTTTGCGTCGGAGTGTATTTCATGATTAGGTACCTATTATTTAAAGAAAAACGAATACAACGAGTATATGGCCAGGATAATCGTTATAATCGACCATGTGCTAATGAACGTTACAAGAGCATCGGATACAATCGTTACTTCTTTATCGCTGCGCAATACACCCTCCTCCTCGCCAGGAAGAGGTCTTCTTACTTTTAGTGTTTCCATAGTTAGTTCCTTTCTAGTGTGTATCTCAAAGTATCGAGTGCTTTTAGCTTTTCTTGTTTTACATCGGAGATCTGGATGTTAAGTTGTTCAGCTATTTCTTCGTCGGTGTATCCATCGTAGAAGTCGCGCATAATAATTTGTTGTTGAACATCGGTTAAAGAGCTTAAGTCGAGAGATTCAACGCCATTAAAGGCCTCTATCGTGGTCGGATCCTCGATTGTATTGATTAATTCTTCACCTTCATCGTTCAACTTATTAAGTTCGACTAATTGAATACCGTTAAGGATGTCGATGATTTGTTGTTCATCGAGCCCAGTTAACTCAGCAATGTTAGTAGTAGTTATGCGTTTTTCAATTCTGCTCAGTAGTTCTTTGGCCTTATTTATCTGCTTAAGAATCTTAGGTGTACGGTCCGGAAGTCGTAGCATCTTATTCTTTTGCAAATACCGGATTAAATGGCCGTTAATTGCTGGACGAACATAAGTCGAAAACTTAGTGTCGTGATCTGGGTTGTATTTATTAAAAGCTATTAGCACGGCTACCATACCCTCCTGGATTAAGTCGTCAATATCGTCTGAATCACGGAAGGTTTTAGCAATACTCATAACTTGGGATACCTGGTTAAGTACGATCTTATCTTTGATCGATTTCTTTATTCTGGAGGACGGAGTACTAAAATATTCATTGAATAATGCAGTCTCTTGTTCTTTAGTATAAGGAGTAGTATTAGGATATATATTATTAGTTTTCATATTATTAGTATGTAAGATTAAAGGTTAAATAATGAGATGTGTTTAAGGCGCCGATCGCGATCTGGGTAAGCAAAAAGCACTGCATAGGAAACAGTGCTTTAGCTTGAATTAATATTAAGTTTTATCGCTGTTGCCTTCGCAAGATATATTACAAACGGGATACGCATCCCGGGTTAATTTATTAATGAAATTTCGATGAAGTTTTTAACAAGCTTCATTATCTGCAAATTGAAATTTTGTTGTTACTGTAATCTCTCCTACCGATTCCACTGTAATTGTTACAGTATAATCGATTCCGTGAAGATTTAAAAAGATGTTTATGGTCTCTATTTCCATTTCATCAAACACTAAATTTCTTCTTTTTTTTGTATTAAATCCCAGTAAGTTAATATTTAAACGTGTATTTTTTAGGATTTGTTTTAACTTAGCTTTAATGCTATATCTTTTATCTTTCTCTAATAAATAGTAAACATGATCGCTATCTGCAAATAAGGACGTTACTGTTTTCATATCGCGATAAAAACAAAACAAAGCTTTTTCTGTGAATATCATTTTATCGGGTTTCATGATTGCACCTTTTAATTAATTTTAGCCCATCAAGTAAAAATTAGTTGTTCCTTTGAAGCCTCTTTTGTCGGCTACAATATTAACTTCTTGATTATCTTCATTGACGAAGAAAAATTGATATCTAACTTCGTCTACGTTTTTCAGTCTTTGAACATGTAGTACTTTTACGTCGAGATTTTTATGATAAATACCTTTAAGATCAAGTAGTTTGTCGATTGCTTGAATCAGAGTATATTTGTGTTTCTTACACGCATTAAATACACTCCAATAATCATCTACTGTTAAGTTATCGTATGTTGTTTTCATCGTTATACCTTTCAATGCACATAGTTTGTTTGAGGTTTGTTTTGAGTTTTAAGTAGCTTACTTTCAGATACTATATTTAAACCGTCTTCCCAGTCATTGTGTACCATTACATGAATTAATGTATCTTCTCTTTTAGCTACGATGCTATAAGCGAACGAGAATTCACCACTTAAAGGATCACCGGATGCTGCACAAAAGACAATTTTGTATTCTGGATGATAAAGTTTAAAATATGCTTCGATTTGTTTATCGACGCTATATGCTTCATCGTCAATATAATGTCTAATATTGTCGAAGTCTAAAATTTTAACTAAGTCATTTCTAAAAATTTCAAGTTTAGTAGTGTTCATTATTGTCTTATTCCTTAATTGTTACATTTAAAATTTGAGCTAAGTATTCTACATAATATTTGTAGTTATGCATATCTGTATCGCCGTTAATTCTAGCTAGAACACTAAAAATATCGTATTTTGTATCTAATTCATCATCGAGATCGCAATATACATATTCTTTATTCTTATGTTCACCAACTAGACCAGCATAGCCATCGTTATAGAATAAGCTTTTAATACGTTTATTTGGCTTAACGTTTAAGACCTTAGACATATCGTATCGTTTGGCAAATACGTTAAATTCTTTTGCTGTCATTTCTCTATGTTCTTCTTCGACAACAAATACTTCACCGTCTTTAATCTTTTGAACGTTGCTTTCAGTAGTATCTTCTTCTACGATATCGAACCCTTGCTTGCTGTAGTATCTAAATTCATCTTTAAATAATTCAGTTATAATTTCTAAATACTGAGCCGGCTTAAATAAGATTTTCATGTATTCATGAAAGTATTTAAATAATGAAACACTAACTTTACCCGCCGGCCCCATATTACAGTAAGCTGGGTTGATGATAAACTGTTCTTTTATATTTTTTGTAGCCTTAACATGTGCTAAGATATTTAAATTAAGCATTTTATTTAAAAAATCAGATACGGCTCTTTTTTTCATATTAAAATCGCTTTTTTCAAAAATTTCTTCAATTTCTTTACGAGATAACGGCATGTTTTCTCTTGCTGTTTTACGGCAAATAACGTTATGCTGATTTCCAAAAGAAACTAAGAAACGAAGACATGCAATATGTCGATAGTCGTCAATCTTTTTATTAAATTCTTGTTCGCTATTTGCTATAGCCTTTGATACTCTAGAATTATTCAAATAAGCAAACTCGAAATTATTAGAGAAAAGTTTAATATCATAATTATTATTTTTTCGAGATGCTGTCTTTCTTCCACCATTAGCACTAGAATAATCAGTATCATCTTTAATTTCATTGATTTCGATATCGCTATAATTATTATTAAAATCGTTTAATGCATTCTTTATATCTTTCATTTTGATTATCCATTTCCATGTAAAAATCCGTGCACAATTTTGTGCTCTACCATTCTCTACGTGCACGATTTTGTGCACGCTCATTTTTGCTAACTATATAGATAATTACTAACTTAAAAGCTATTTTTTAACTTAAAAAGTGTTTTTTTTCTTAAAGTAAGCATATAACATTTTACAAATTAAAGTTTTATTTTTTTATTATAACCATCTACTATACTTATATTATACTATAGGTTGCCGTCGTCGACAAGTTTATAACGAATTAAATTTTAGAAATAACAAATACCGATTAAGATCGGATGCCTGGGTTATACCGTCGACGAGGGCTATGTGAAGTAGAACTTGAGATAAGAGATGAGTGAGCGTTTAGCGAACGATATCTCTTATTGAAAACGTTCTACGAAACATATATTACAAACGACATTAGTAACTTGGGTTAATCTAACCATGAAGTTTTGATGAAGTTTTAAATTGAATGAAACTGACGAAGGGAGCGCTAGCGACCGAGATAGTTTCATTAGGGGGAGCGCTAGCGACCTTTAATAGGAAACGTTTCGTGGCGGATTAAGTTAAGCTGGTTTCCGCTGTTAAGATGCGGAGCCTATAAGGTTTGCGTCTCTTCGAAATATATATTACGTACAGGGTAGCTTATATTGTACTGGTAAGATGGAGAATCTAATATTCTTTTTTATAAGGTGTTCTTCGTAGAAAACGCTACCGGGTAGGATGGTGTTTAAAGGAGATGTAACGTTAGCAGCAATCGCTCCGGGAGCGCTTGGGATATTTCCAGCCCGGTAGCTCTAATTATTTAAATAGGATGTTTTAGCTTCGAAGGTTAAGGAAGGATATTTAGTGTTAATAGCTTTAATAATTTAATATAGATGTTTTTGCTTCGTAGGTTAGGTTAGATAATAAATGATTTAATCATGGCGGCGGATTATTCTGTTCTGTATCAAACGTTATCTGTAAGGATATTTTTGCTGTTAAGGAACGAAATCCCGGGGCCTATACTTTAATCATTTATCTAACAAACCTAGCTGCCAGATTAAGCTTATTTAATGACACAAGATGTTCTCGATCTTAAAGCTCTTGTATCCTATGCCGCTCCCGGGTTTAAATAATAAATGCAATAGCATGCGCGGCTAATTTAAGCTTTTAATAAGATATCCTACGCGGGCATCAAACAAGGTTTTCGCGGGCCAGGATATTCTAAACCCGAACACATCCCTCAAGTGTTCGATACTAAGAACGTATGTTCTATGTTATCAACAGCAGATTAAGAACACAACTTACATCATACTCGGCTAGCGCCTCGGCCCCAGCGAAAAAATTATAGCCACGGAAACACCATATCTCCTACAAACGATATTAAGCGTTCTTCGTTATACAAGATGGCGCATTAAATAGCAATTGTTATCTAACCCTCTTAACCAAGCTTCCCTCTAAGTTTGAATACAGAACAAAGATATCCTACTCTCCTACAATACTCATAAAACTTCGATATTCGACTTCTGAGAGCGTTTTAGGTCGAGGTCATACAAACTTACCCAGAACATCCTTACGAAGCATACAGAGCCTTTAAATGAGTTATTGATACGAAGCTCCCTCTGAGGGGAGCCTACCATGTACACCTCGGGCCGGAAACATCCCAAGCGCTCCTTGAGCGATTGATAACATCCTGTAAGCTAAGATATCTTTATTAGGATGCACCATATACCGGATTCCTCTAATGCTTCTAAAACTTCGAAATTTAGCTTCTAAGGGCCGTTTACTATGTCACTAATATGATTAATCATCGGGTAATGCTATTCACCGTACAGAGCTTATTTCTGAATTGTACTCAGCTGAAAGCTTCGGCCCGCGCTTATCGTGTTGTACAGGTTCTACAATAGCCATAAAACTTCGAAATTTGAGCTGTGAGCGAGTTTTGATATTAGCCTAATATAATTTATCCCGAGGCTAATTTTGTATCATATAGAAGAGCGTTGTATTAATATTCAGAAGAAGCAAGCATAGCCGTCGCCACCAGTCGCCATGCTCCGGGTATAAAAAAATCCCCTACCCAGTCTCCCAGGTAGAGGATTGTGATTAGCATTCACCGATCTCGACGATGATGCCTTGTTTTTTAAGATAAGCAATATTAGGATCTTCTTCCATAGACGCCAGTTGATTAACAGCATCTTCCACGATAGACTCGAGTAGTTTATTTGATTTATAGAGCCATTCAATTTGAGCAGCTTCATCCATAGCGTTAAAGTTGAAAGGATCTTTTTTAGTCGGGATACATAATGTTCTAGTGAGCTCCCAATGCCCATTATCTAACCGACTTCTAGCAGTATTATTGTTCATACCATACGCATCGGTTAAATCGATTAACTTAACTTCGACGCCTTCACAAACTTCGACTTTACGGTTAGATTTCATGTTACGTTGTTGAGTACTACGATCAGCCCAGCGACAGTTGCCAGGGCCATAAGGTTTACTACCGTCGATTCTATCGATAGTTAAGCCCTCTTGATAAGAATCATACATATCGTCATGGAAGTTCTCGTATACATCCCATCTAGGATCATAACCGATTTTGCTGTAAGTTTCATACTGTTGTTGACTAGGATTATTACAACGGGACTTCATCTGCTTCCAAATACGATAGAATCTAGTACGAGTCATACCATGAGTTCTGCTTTTAGCATCTTCCTTTAAAACTCGATCAGTTTTCTTCTTGTAGCCGTTAGCTGAAGTGAATTCTTGACCGGTTAGCTCGAATGTATTCTTGATGCTTACTTCGCCGGTAGCATTATTCTTAACTTCATATTGATGGCCGTTAGTATGATCGAAGGCAACTTCTTTAATAATAGTAAAATCTTTAATTTTTGCTTGTAGTAATTCAATTCTTTTCAT